ATGAACTTTCAAGATTACAAAATATACATATTGAATGGGGTTGCGCTTTCGGTATCTCTTACAAGTGTTGAAACCTATTTACGCATTTCATTATTGGTGCTTTCAATAGCATATACAATTTTTAAACTTTTAAAAAATGATAAAAATGAAAAATCTTAAAACAAGTTTAGCTGGCTTATTGGCTGGTTTACCATTCATAGTGGATGCGCTTCTGCAAGCATATACCGCTGGTTCTTTTAACAATAAAAGCGGATTGCAATTAGTAGCTGCAATCGGGGTGGTTCTTTTAGGTCTGTACTCTAAAGACCATGATGTTAAGGGTATTTAGTTGGTTTGTGGTAGTTTCCTTATTAGGAGGCTGCTACACCCAATTTAAGGCGACTAAACAAGTTGGTAAGGCATTGGCTCATTATCCGCAAATAGTGGCTAGAATTGCCTTAGATTCATTCCCTTGTGATGTTATCCGTATCGATACGATTATATCCGTAAGGGATACGATTATTGAATGTATTCCAGTAGAGAACTTTACCACCCTGTCCCAAATAGATACAATATATGGGACGAAATTTATAAAGTTACCTATTAAGACAACCTACATTACAAGGATAGTTGAATCAACTGCAAAGCTAACTATTATTAATGCTCAATTAGATTCGGTTAACAATGTAATTCGTGAATTGCAAAAGTCGAAGGATGAATTAAGCGGTAAAGTTGAAAGAAAAAATAAAGTTATTTGGTGGCTTATTGGTCTTTTGTTGTTATTGTCAATTCCTTTAGTTATCCGCATTTTTAAAATGTTATCAATAAATATTTAGTTTTGCCATATGAAGCAGCCATCAGAAGAATTTTACAGGTTAATAAAGTTATTTGAGGGTTGTAAATTAGAGGCTTATAGATGCTCTGCAAATGTTATAACAATTGGCTGGGGTAGTGTATTGGATAGCAAAGGCAATCCTATTTATATGGGTGCTAAAATAACACAGGCTGAAGCTGATTCACTTTTAAAAAATGAAGTTACACGAAAGGCAGATTTTTTAAATAAAGAATTAGGAAAGACAGTTATTAATCAAAATCAATTTGATGCGCTTTTGTCATTTCAATATAATTGCGGAAATGCTGCATTAAGTAGAAGTTCATTATTAAGAAAAGTAAAAGCCAATCCAAAGGACATTACTATAATCGCAGAATTTGCAAGATGGAATAAAGCAGGCGGCAAAGAAATTAAAGGCTTATCTATACGTAGAGCAACGGAATCAAAACTTTATTTTACAAAATATGAGACCAAGATTTAACGAAATTCAAACAGACTGGTGGCAACAAAAGCAATTATTTGATAAACAACTTTACAAGGTATTAATATTTTCTGACTGTCATGGATGGCTGGCAGACCTTTCGGCACTTCGTTGCATTAATAAAGTACTTCAGCATAATAAATTTGATGAGGTAATTATTAACGGTGATGTAACTGATATGCCTTACATATCAAAGCACAGTCAGAAACTTTATCAGGAGGGTATACTTAAAGGATATACTGAAGTCGGAGAAATTGAATACACTAAAGAGCAGATACTTAAGCCTTTACGATTAAGCACAGACGCAAAGATAAGAGTAAGGCTAGGCAATCACGATGAACGAATTACAAACCCATATAATTTAGGAGATAAGCAGTTGGCAAGATTGGCAGTATTATATAAATATTATAATAGTACTAAGTACAATGAGATGCTAGACCTTAAGGAAAGTGATGGCTTTATATATGACGAAAGCGACGTGTACAATTTATTTAATATTTTCGACATAACACATGGATTAAGTTTAAATAAGACTGCTGCAGAGAAAAACATATTTGAGTATATGGGGAGTGGTTCTACTGGTCATACTCACAGATTAAATTCAAAGTATTTAACCAATAGGAAAAACCCTTATGTTTGGCTAGAAAGTGGATGTACAAGATTAACAAAGGAAGTTGAATTTTTCCCAACAGGAAAGACTGCTGATTGGCAACAAGGATTCATTGAAGTAGTATTTACGAAGGCAGGGTTTTTTGCCCAGCCTACTTTAATTCTTAATGGAGAATGTTATTATAACGGCATAATCTACAAGGGATGAACGGAAGTATTTTAATACCCGAAAACTTTAAGCTAGGAGGCAAAAGAATAATTAATATTATAGACAATGAATATTGTAATGATAACAATTGTTTAGGTGAAGCGGATTTTAGTTTAAAAATAATTACTTTATGCGATACCTATGCAGGAAAGAAATTAACTAAGCGAAGCAAAGAGCAAATATATTACCACGAATTAATACATCAGATATTACATACAATGAAGCTAGAAAGATTAAAGTACAATGAATTGTTTGTAGATAGTTTTGCCGATTGCCTTATTGAGTATGAACGCACAAAAAGATAGTTTGTTTTTTAGTTTTGGTTTAATCCTGCCGTTTTTACGGTGGGATTTTTAATTTATTTTATAAGCTGAAACCCAATAAAATAAAGGCTTATTATAATTATTATATATATATTATAAAAAAAACTTTAAAATAAATTTGGTGGTATCAAAAAAGGTTGTATCTTTGATTTATCAATAACGAAAAAACAAACAAAATGACTTACGCAAAAATTACATTTAACGGTTCAAAAACTTACATGGTAATTGATAGCGCTAACCAATGCAGGTTTGCTACAACTTCAGAAAAAAAAGCAAAAAACTTTTTAGCTAAACTTTTAAAACAAGTAAAAAATTAAATTATGAAAGCAACAATTAAAATAAAAAATCCTTTTACTTACCCAACATATACAGTTATGATAGGTAAAGAAATAATCAAAGGGTTTTATTTAAAATCTGAAGCAATAATTTTTAAAAATAAAATAAACCAAAAATGAAACCAAGCCAACTAAAAATGCTCGAAGATTTGTACAACTTTCTAGGAGCAAACGAAACCTTACTAAAAGCAGAATTTAAAAAAATCAAAAAGATAATACCTAAAAGTAAAAACCTTAACTTCCCGCAATTTTGCATCACCGCTTATTCTAACTTAAATGAAACTAAAAGTAAGTAAAACAGTATTACCACCAAAGCAACCACCATTAATGAAATGGATGCAAGATTTTAAAGTAGGGGTAAGAATTGAAATAAAATCAAACAATAGAGCAGAAGAAATGAACCAATTTTATGACATTCAAAAAATTAAAATATGACAAACAAAGAAATTAACGACGCAATTATTATTACAATCATTATTTTGGTAGCCTTATTTGCCGATAGTATTTTAAACTTTTTTTAACCAACTTAAATTAACCAAAATGAAGTACAAATTTAAAACAGAAGTTGAAAACGAAATTGAAATTGAATTACCCTATTATTTTAAAATAGAAAATTCACATATTGCAGATTCTTATTTTGCTATAATATCCGAAAATGTAGGCATTAGTAACTGGAGACTAAATGATATATCTTCAATAAGTTGCCCTCAAATATTATTAAAATGGATTGAAGGAAGCAAACAAATTACTGCTGAAGAATTTAAAACTGCATTAACTCAATCTTGTAACCATTTAATTAATCTAATATGAAAGACAGTATAGAATTATACATCGAACACCCTACCGATTGGAAACAGTCTGAATATGTAATAGTAGATTACTTTATAGGATGGGATGAATGCAATAAGTTGGATGATTTAGGAATTGACAAATGGCACACAGTAGAAATAGCCGAATGGATAACAGAAGATATAGTTTACAATGAATTATTTAACCAAATAAAAAAACAAAATGAGCAATCTAATTAAAATTCAAACCGAATTAAAAGCACCAAAAAACCAAACTAATGCGTTTGGAAAGTACAAGTACCGAAGTTGCGAGGATATCCTTGAAGCGGTAAAGCCTTTACTTTTAAAATATGATTGCTTACTTGTTATAAGTGATGCAATTAAAGAAGCTGGAGGGGTTATTTATTGCGAAAGTAGGATAGTATTTAAAGAATCAGTTAATCCACCATATACAGATGGGCAAGAAATAACAATTACTGCTTGCGCTGGTATAGAACCAAACCGTAAAGGGATGGACATAGCGCAATCATTCGGAGCGTCTAGTAGTTATGCAAGAAAGTACGCATTAAATGGTTTATTTTTAATTGATGATACTAAAGATGCAGATGCTACAAATAACCATAAAGAGGAAGTTAAACCCTTTATGACGGATGATAAAATGATTAGCTTAGTTGCAAGGTACAATGATGGAGAAAGGGATATATTTGAGAAAGCAAAAGCGCATTTAGTATTAAGGGATAAAGATTTATTAACCATAAAAGCGTTAAAATGATAGAACAATATTCTAGCGAATGGTTTTCCCAAAGGATGGGCAAACTTACTTCATCAACTATTTATAACCTAATGACAGAACCAAAGTTAAAAAGCGAAGCAGGGCAATTATCAGCAACCACAAAAGAATATCTAACAAGTAAACTAGCTGAAAGATTAACTGGTGTACAAAGGGAGTTTACATCTAACGCAACTAATCATGGATTAGAATTAGAAAACGAAGCGATAAGATTCTATGAAGGCAAAACAGGAAACAAGGTTAACCCTTCGGGATATATAGAAAGCATATCAGGATTATACGGTGGTACACCTGATGGATTAATCGAAGGTGGTGGGATAGTTCAAATTAAATGCCCCTACCAATATTCAAACCATATTAATAACGGTTGCATTGATAGTCAGGAATATTTTAAAAAGAATTATAAACAATATTACTGGCAATGTCAAAGTGATATGATAGTAACGGAAAGTGAATTTTGTGATTATGTTTCTTATTGTCCTCAAATAGCTGATAACCTAAAAATGTTTATTTTTAGGATTGAATCAAATATTGCAGACATGGAATTACTTTTACAAAAAATACATATGGCTGGAGAATATATTAATAACCTTTATAATCAAATTTCAAATGAACGATAATTTAAAAACAATACTAAAATACATTCAGTTATATACCGAATGCGATGATTATGCTTTAGGTAAAATATCTTTATTATTTGATAAATATCCTTTAGAAACTATTAGGGTACAGATAGTTGAGAAAGAAGTAAAGCAATTTATTCCTGAAAAAAAAGATATAGATGAATGGACAAATAAATATCTTATAACAAATAACATTACCTATGAACAATTAACTGCTAATAATCGTAAATATGAAACAGTATTGCAAAGGGTTAATTTTTCTAAAGAAGCTAGAGATAATGGATTTTATTTAACGCAGATAGGTAAAAAATTAAAGATGCATCACTCTAGCATCATTCACTTAGTAAACAATTTTCAACCATAAAAACAAAACAATGACAGCACCAACAAATCAAAATGCAGAAGTATTAAACTTGCTTCTAACAGAAAAACAAACATCATTAAACCTAGTGATGAATGGAATCCTTAACCCAACTGCAAGGATTACAAACCTTCGTGCAATGGGAGTAAATGTCCTTTGTGAATTTATTTCACATACTAACAAGTTTGGTAGGGCAATCAGGTATGGTGAATTTTCAGTATTGAATAAAAAAGATTCAAGGAGAATTTACAAAGAAATTAATTAATTAACTAGGGGTGGTATCACTGCCACCCCTTAAATTTACATCATGATAAATATCAATTCAAATATATTCGATTTAAAAGTAAACAATTCAGCTAAACTTTTTTATGTTTATCTTCAGCATACAAAAGCACTAGAAAAATCAAATGCCCATTATGCCGATTGCTTCGAAGTATCAACAATGACAATTACCAACTGGCTTAATGAACTTCAGGATAAAGGAATTATAGAAATAATTTTTGATAAAAACAAACGTAAAATAAAAATCAATGAATAAAAGTTATTACTTTAGCCACGATTATGCAGCGTCAAACGATGTAAAGATTCTATTTCTTAGGCAGCAATTAGGTATGGAAGGTTACGGAATATATTGGTTTTTAGTAGAAAATTTGGCACAGGCTGGAGGCATTCTACCAATGAATATTACCCCAGTTTTGGCAATGCAAATGCAGACAAATGAAGTAAAAGTAAAGGCAGTAATTGAGGAATTTAATTTATTTACAATAGCCGAAAATGGCTTCTTTTCTAAAAGATTAACCGAGCATTTAGACATGAGAAAAAAACTAAGCGACAAGGGTAAAAAAGGTGCTGCTTTACGATGGAAAAATGGGGGGGCTATTGGGGTGGCTAATGGGGAGGGCAATGCAAAGAAAGAAAGTAAAGAAATAAATAATAGGGATTTTTTAACAAAAATTGTTCTTTAATACATTTTCAATCCACGAATGAGTATTAATATCGTTTAAAAGCATTTTAAGATAGCAAGGATTGATTTTAAATTACTTTTGATAGAATCTATCACGAACCAATTAAATAACCAAAAAACAGGCTTAAAATGGCTAAGACAACAAAAGCACCACCAAACAACAAAGATGTTGAAGATAGGATACTAGGAGTATTATTAATCGAACAAAATTCAGTACATACCTACATTGCTAAAATTACATCAGAATTTTTCTACCAAACTAAAAACCAATTAATATTCAAAGCTATTCAAGGATTATATGATAAAATGAGTGCAATTGATATTGTAA